GGAATTGTAAGACCAGATTCACCCCAGTTCTCTGTTCCCCATGTATCAGAGCCCCAACCTAATTCATTGAAAGGTATAACTGTTCCGAGTGCTGTTGTTAATTGTGAAGGTGCTGTTAAAGTTTGTGTAGCGGTTCCTTGATCACCCCAAGAGTTTTGTCCCCAGGTTGTTCCGGATGCGCCCCAAGTATTTGCCATAAGGAGTTCCTCCTTATGCTATACCAATAATAGCTGTTCCTGCATTAGGCGCTGGAAATTCAATTGTAAAAGTTCCACTAGTTACAGTTTTGTCGCCACCGAAAGCAATGGCACAACATGCTGGATCACCAGATGCAGTATCATTAAAAATTAAACAACCATTAGCTGTGAAAGAAGCTGATGACCATGAAATATTAGCGAAATCACAAACAGCTGTATCACTTGATAAAGCAGGTGTTACACTTGTAAGTGCTAGTCCTTTTGCAGAATAAGCTGAACCTGATGTGTTAGAAATTTCGTTAGTTGAACTATATGCAGTTGTAGATTTATTTAAAGTAGCACTACTTGTATATAAAGCTAAGTTAAAAGTATTACCACTTGATGCAGTAAAATTGTGAACTGCTTTTAAAATTTCTGCTTTGAATGAGTTACAGATTGCTGATGTTATTGTCATAAATTTTTGCTCCTAGTTATTGAGGTGGTGACTCTATTGGAATTCTTATTGTACCATCTGAGTAATCATCTCTTCTTCTTCTTCCAATTTGCATCGCTGCAAACTTTTGTAGTTCACTATTATACTTTTGTTCGTATAATGTCAACAGGTCTGTTGGACCTTTTAAAAATGCAAATGCTTCCAATAAACAAGCATATAACAGTCCTTGAGGGAAGTAATTACTAATATACGTTGTAGAATTACCATCGGATCCTGAACCAAGGCCCACGGGTTGTTTGTTATAATATATTCTGAAGTTGTAATTAACATCGGGTGTAGGTGCTAAATAAATAGATCCTGAAGTCGTATCACTTAATCCAGTTGCTCCCCCAAACATTGAATAATACTTAGGTCTTCCTGTTACATCTTGAGCCGTAGCAGAACCTTCTGGTCCTGTTAATCTTCCAACGTATTCAGATAAAAAAGTTTGATCACGTCTCTCTAACCAGAAACCTTGTTCCGTGGTATTGGCTGCACTAAATACTTCTACTCCTCTTACAAATAAAGCTCCTGCAGATACTCTTATATTATTTACATCAGCTGCCATTGTTCCTTCTTGAACATGTCTATCTGCATCCATTGGTATGTCTAAATTAATTCTGTGTTGAGCGGCCATAATAAAACCATCAACAATAGTTGTTGTAAATACATTAGCATCTACTTCACTATAATCTCTTATAGCTGTTACTAATGTACTATATGTATAATGTGATAATCCTGCCATAATTAAGCTCTATCATTAACGGGTCCAATTGTACACTGAAAACCGCCTCCTGTTTCCGCACTAGTAGCATTGGCTACTAAAGGGAAAGTTAAATTATTATATAATACAGTTGTTTGTCCAACTGGTCCTACTACTACTGTAGAAGGCACTGCTGTTGCAAGATAACATCCATAAACTTTTGCTAGAGTATCATGTGAACCTGCAGTTGTAGCTGGAGGTGTGTTTCCTTTATAAGGGGCTGAAGTTCCTCTAGTACATCCTGTTAAACTATTTCCTCCTATTCCTGTGTATTGAACTACTTCATTTTTATATTGTCCAAAGTCAGGATTGTTTTGTAATATTCCATCTACAGCTATAGTTTGATCTTGATCAACTTTTTCAATAACAATATATCCAGCTGTAGGAAAAGATGTTGCACTCGTTAAAGGAATTGTTGTAGCAGTACTATTAAGTGCTCCATTTAAAGTTGTAGATAATTCTAAAATTGTAATCACTACTCCACCCACTGGGTTTTTAACATCTTGAAATCTTACATAAGTTGTGCCTTCATTAAAATTATTAGCAGGATAAGAAACACTAACACTTTTATTAGCAGCTGTAGTTGTAAAAGGATTGTTAGGTAAAATATCTTGAACTGGAAATTCTGTTCTTGCGGGTCTTGCGTGTAATAAGGCTTGTGGATCTGCGCCTACTGGATGGGGCTCTAATTGTGGTTGTTTAGGTTCAAATTCAGAAGTATGTACCCAGGCTCCTGTCCATTCTTTAACCATTTCATTATAAGGAAATGCAGCACCAGATCTATCTGAGATTGATAATGCTCTACTACCTTTTGCAAATCTAGCCATAATTATATACTCGGATAATATGCTTTAGGAGTAATGTAAGTACTAGCTGCAGAACCATCTTCGGCTAATGCTCTAGCAAATTCATCCTCATATAACAATTTCATCTCCTGTGTTCGTTGGGGTGCAAACTTCATAGATAAATAATATGATAATCCTGAAACCATACAAGGTACAAATCTATATGGAGTATCAGTTGCATTACTATAAGCTCCCACATCTTGAATTCTTTTTACATAATGAATGTTTAAAAAATTTCCTGCTGCTGTTGAATTAGGTAAAGGATAAATTGTTATTGTAACTTTATCAATAAATCTTTGGATCCAGAATTGTGAAGGTGTTCCAAGTGATGCTTTATTTGCTGTTGCAGAATAAGCGTCTCTTGCAACTTTAGTTAAACCTGTATCAGATTGACTTGTTGTATTATAATTTTGTCTATATGTAACATTTAAAATATCTGTAATACCATAAATATTAGTTACTGGAGTAGTTGTAGCTTGTGGTGAAGCGGCAGCTGCTGCTGCACTATCAACTGAATTTCTATAAAAAGTATATGTTCCAGCACCTTCATCAGTTGCATCTACATTAGTAGAAGAGCCTACTATTAAATTAATATTAGTATTTCCAATTTCCCAAAAGTGTGCACCTCTGTTTCCCCATTCTTGAAATAAAATATTTAAAGATCTTCTAGCTGTTTTTAATTGATGTCCAGCAGTTCCTACTAAACCAAGACGCTCATAAGCGTCTTGTATAATTTCATCAATAGAAAAGTTCTGATCAAATGCATAAGCTCCGGAAGTAGTATTAGCCATTGGCTACTCCTCTAAAATGTTCCGACTATATAAAAAAAGTCTATGTTAGTTAGATCTGCATATATTCCAGTGTCAGCATAAATACCAGCTCCTGGTAATTTAAATTCTTGAGCATGATTAGCGACTGTACTAAACTTACAATGAAAAATTAATTGGGCAGCAGTTCCTGCACTACCTATTTCATTATAGAGTTTAATTTCAGCATCAGCTGCACTTGATTGAGCACACACAGTCATAATATTTGCTTTGGTAATATTGGCTGCTGAACCACTAATCAGTTTTTGAACCTGACCATCAGCTGCAAGAATTACCGATTGTCTAACTTTGGATGTTATTCCCATAATCTTATCTCCTTAAATTTTATAGGAGCCCCGAAGGGCCCCATTAATTATTTATTATGCTTCTTTTGCAAAAATACCTTGAACGTCTACAACTGTCCAATGAGCAGTTGAGTTCAAAGATGCAATAGTAACATAGTCACCTACTTTAGATGTAGCTTTTGTATTAATAAGATCTTTGTTATCTGTTAAAGATCCAGCGTACAAAATACCATCATTAGCATTTGGGCTAATTGTTAAAGTATTGACATCATCTTGTGCAGTATTTACAAATGTAATTACTCTTCCAATTGAAATTGCGGGTAAAGTAAAAACAACACCATCAGTTCTTGATGTAAATGTCATTCCTGCTGCTAGCTCAGGTGCAGTTACAGTGTGACTAGCTGATTTATTTTCAAGATTAAATCCAGTTACTGTTGATTGATTAAATTTACCTTGAAGTACGGGTCCTCTAAATAGAGTTGTTGCCATGATATATTCTCCTAGTTTGTATGAATAGTGTCTCTAGGCCGTTACGCGCTATACTCACGTCGCTATTCAAAATTATTAATTAATGTATAGTGAGTAATTTATAGCTTATTTTAAGCTGAATCGCAAGGATGTTATCCTTTATAGTTATATATTATTTCTCTATCTTGAGCTGCTAGTACATAATCCACAGTCATAATAGATGCGTTTTGTACTGAGTTTTTCATATCAAAAGCAACACCTAATCTAGTTGCTGCTGTAGCTGGAATAGAACTTGATGTAGAACTAGAAATTTGATCACGTACAAACGGTGGATAAATTTGTTGTTCGTTAGTAATAGTTCCATAAAGTTCTCTGTTAATATAAAAATTAACTCTGTTTCTACCTAAACTGTTATTATTAAATACTTCAAAACCAACAGTTAAATAAGTGTCTGCTGTCACTGTACCTAGTGCAGCGTATTTTGGATAGTTTCCATCATTAATTGCATCTATATTTGCGTACGTAGAATTGTTGTCTGCTCTACAAACTGCTCTTATCATAGTGTCTCCAGCAGTTAAATTAAAACCAATACGTCCTTCTCCTGAACCAGCTACAGCATCTGTTGCAGCATTTCCCGAAGTATCAATTATTTGTGCTAAACCTACAAATATTGCGGGTGCACCTGTAAAATTATTTAATTTAAATCTTGTTTCAAAATATGTTCTATAGGGAGTTACGTTTTCATCATTACTATTTTGTGGAACATTAAACGTTAAATCACCTTGAGTAGTAATTGCATCTGTTGCTGCTGAATTAGCAGTTGATAAAGCTAGTGCACCTTGAAGTGCGTTTGCAGCGATTGCTACTGTTCCAGCATTACTACCTGTAATAGAAGTGTAGTCTTGTCCCATTGCTGCACCGGCTGTTGGTGATGTTCCAATAACATTACCATTATAAACTTGTTGACCAAAATCATCAAAGAAAATTCTTTGATCTGGATAAGCACCTGTATTTAAATTTTCTAATGAAGGTACTTGATTTGAAAATAAAACGGGTCCTGTAAAATGTGTTGCCTTTGATATTTTGTGATGTGCCATAAATTCTCCTAATTTTTAAAAATTTATACCTTAGTTTTAAGTAGAGTGCAAGAGATCCTTATAAGAAAGTGCGATTTCAGCGATGTAGCTTTGTGACTTAAGTAGCTACAGAAACTTGTGGAGCAGCATCATCTACTTGATTCTGCCTTGTAGCAATAGCTGCTTCTTCCAGCTTTATGTCAGTAATGACTCTTTTAACTTTGTCATCTATTCTAACCATTTCAAGAGTGTATCTATTATTATCTAGATGCTCCTGTTGCCACTTCAACTCCAAGGACCTTTTTTGTTTGTATAGGTCTTGTATCATTAATAACCTCTTCATAAGTTATTCTATTAGATCCCGTATGATAACTATCACCGAGATATTCCCAAACTATACTCTTTTCTCCTAGTTTGTCAAGTATAACTTTTTCAACACTTTCAGCCGTATCTTCAACATGTTCAATACTAAATTTAGCATGGTAATTATAGGCCCAGATATTGATGAGAGTTTTTTTCATATTATTACTTTCTTAATTAAATGTGGCGGAATTGTGTCCCGCCACAAAATTATTTATTGCTTACGCACCTTCACAACCGAAGATACCTCTAAAGTCAGAAACGCCGAAAGCGTATCTTTCTCTAGCTTTGTATCTAACATTGCCAGTATCGAAGTCTCCTTCCATTGACGTAGTCAACGGAGTTCTTGAGAACATCTTCATACCATTTGGAACGTCTGTCATAATGTACCAAGAATCAGCGTCAGTTAGGAAATTGTTCACTCTGTAACCTTGAGGAATCATTCCCATACTGTTGATTGCATTGATGTCATTGTCAGCAGTTTGAGTTCTACCTTGAGACTTCATAAGTCTTTCAGCGTTGAACTGATTAGCAGAAGGAATTATCATTTTAACTCCTTTAGCTGCTATTCTTAAACCTCTTTCATCAGACATAGCAGCGATATCAATCAATGCTTGTTCTAATGAAGTTTCGTTTAAGTCTGCTTGTGTGCCAAGTGTATTCGCTACATTACCCGCTATAGTTGGGTGTACTAGCGAAAGTAAGTTTACGCCGTCACCTGATTTGAATGATGATGCTGCCGCTATTGCGGGTAGACCAGTATTCAAAGGGTTTGCGCCTTTTACTTCTTTAGCATTTGACATAGATCTTGCTAGTGCTTTTGTGTATCTAGAAGAAAGTCTGTCATAAAGGTTGTCCTCTATTGCTTCTTCTGTGATAGCGAAAGCTAGCGCGATCGTTTCCATTGTGTATCTAGCAGTGTAAGTTTCTTGCGCGTCGTCGTACGCAATTCCTTGACCTTCTGCTTTTACATCTGCGTTAGCGAAACCAGATAACATTACTTCTTCTTCAAAAGCTCTGTCTGATGATTCCGTAGTATAAATCTCAGCGTGCTGATTTTCATACCTTTTGTATTCCAGGCCGAATAGTGCATTCAAACCTGGTTCTAGTTCTTTAACTAGCTGTGCTCGTGATATTGCCATGTTTTTATACTCCTATTATTGCCATGTAACGGCGTTAGTTAAGTATTGGTTAAGATTCTGACAAACGATTACAGTGCTATTCGCTGCTGCTGTGTCGTTATTTTCAGGATCTTCTGATGATCTCAATACTCTCCATTGATTATTAGTGTCGTGTATAGTTCCGATTGTCAACTCTGAACTCGACTGACCAGAAATTTCTGATCCTGCCGCAGTTACAGTAACTCCACATGTTCTACCATAATTAGCTGCAACTATTGCTGCGTCTGCACTAACTGAAAACAGTTGTAAAGGGTTGTCAATTACGAAAGCCGTAACATCTTCACTATTAGCCGGTGTAATCGGTTGATTATACCAGTTTGCCCATGTAGGTTTTTGAGTTGTCGATGCATTATAAAAAATGCCGTTCAAAATCCCAATAGACTTATTTGTTATAGCCGCTTGTGCAGTTTTGATATACCCAACTTTGCTCTGTACTACAGAACCTTGGAATAAATCAACACCATACGCAGCGTCTATGTAGTATTTGCCTTGACCGCCAGCAGCGTCAGTTGAACCAACGGTACCTTGAGCTATAAGACCAAATCCTACAGTGTTTCTATTTGCCATAGATATTTTCTCCTTATGTGACCTGTCCTTGCGGACCTCCAGTCACGGTTAATGTTATCGTTGGAGAAAGAAATATTATTTCTTTGTACCACCGAAGTTTTTGCTAGAATGCTCATACTTCATGGGCATTCTTTTATCCTGGTCCTTCAGTAAGTCGTTTTCTAAAGCTTCGTTTTGTCCTTCAGTTTGCTTTTGCTGATAGTCAACACGTTGCTGCGCGAGTTCTTCCGGTATCCTTGCTAGGAGAAGGCCACCTACTCCAATGACTCCAGCGTATTTTCCGTCTAAGACAGCAGGGTAAGTATCAGCATCATATTCGTCAGCTCTCACTAACTCATAACCAGATCTCAATCTACCATGAATACTTTTGGTATCGTTGAAACCCATTGACTCTGCTCTTATCCACCTGTGCCTAAATCCGTCAGGCGCTTGGGGTGCATCTAAAGATGATGGGGGCTTATACTCTTTTGGTCTTTCAGTCTTTGACCGAATATTAGCCGCACGTAAAGGTTTTTTTTGTTCTTCTTGTTCTTTTTTCATATGCTTATGCTCCTTCCGTGAGTTTTAATTGTTTTGCATATTCTTCTAGTGGCACACCTAATTTTTTAGCTATTGCTACCTGTGAAGGTCTGAGTCTCACAGTTTTGCGTCCTTGTTTTACGCTTCTATTCGCAGAAGCCACCGACTGAACGGGTTTAGACGTAGTTGTTCCAGTACTACCAAATTTATGAGGAAAGTCAACTCTAATTCTTTTGTCTATTTCCACATAATACTCATCACCTTTAGGATCAAAGCCTTCTTTTTCTACTAAATCCTTGTGAATTTCAAACGCAGTAAAAGTC